GGTTGTTTACCTCGTCGCTATATTCGCAATCAGTATCTTTGGATAGTTTTCAGCAGATACAAGCATTGAATATACAAAAGTGTGCAGTAGTACAGATCAATGCATCTTGGAACTACCAGAACAGAGTTGATATAGAGCAACTAGATAAGTTGTGTTATATAGCTGAAATAGATATTGAAAACAAAACAGTTGGTGCTGTGATAGTAAAGGAATGGAACATAGATATTGTTCCTACTATTATTGTACTTAAAGAAGGTGTAGAAGTAAAAAGATTTGAACCTGGTATTTCTATGAGTTTTGATGAAAAAACTATTATAGAAAGCATTAGAAAACAAGTAAAATAGATTTATTGATTTGTATATAAAAAAATTAATAAGTTTGTATAAGTAAATAACATGGAGAAATCAATGTCTAAAGAAAAAAAAGTAGATCTAAAACAAGAAGCACAATCTAAAATGGAAACACTGGTTGAGCAGCACAATGAACTTGTTAAAGAGCTAGAAAGTGCTAACGCTAGATTAGCAGAAATTAAACAAATGATCATTGAGCATCAGGGATATATGAAAGGCCTTGAAGCTTGTGAAAAGGATTGTGAGGTAAAATAATGGGACCAATTTTAGGTAAATTACTTGCAAAACTAGGTACTGAAAAAGTATTAAAAGCTATCGTATTACATTTAGGAGAGCACTTAGTTGCTAAGTCTTCAAATAAATTAGACGACAAGTTGTTTGCAGAAATTAAAAAAGCACTTAAATAATAGGAGGTTTCATTGAAACTCAAAAAACGTGGCGTTGTTATACCTGATCAGCATTATCCTTTAGAGAATAGAGCTGCAGTAGAATGTGTAAAACAAGCAATATTAAAAATAAAACCTGATGTCTTTGTTAATTTGGGAGACGTAGGTGAATGGGAGTCTTGTTCTGCCTGGAAATATAAGGACAAAAAACTTCCACCTTTAGAGTTTCAATTACCTTTAGTGGATGAAGAAATAAGGTTAGTGAACAAAGGACTAGATGAATGGGATGAAATACTTAAAAAAGTTGGATGTAAAGAAAAGTATCTCCTTCAAGGTAATCACGATCTCTGGTTGGATAATTTCGCTAACAAGTATCCCTATCTTAACGATTATACATTTTTTAAAGCGTGTAAAATAAAAGAAAGAGGATATAAGTATACGGAGTATAACTTACCTATCCAGGTGGGTAAGTTAGCTTTCTTTCACGGTGCGTTTGCAACAACGTATCACGCAAAGAAACATTTAGAAACGTATGGAGAAAATGTTATGTATGGACATACGCACGATCTTCAAAGACATACACAGACAAAGCTAGGCGGCAATATAGCTGCTTGGTCTTTAGGGTGTTTAAAAAATATGTCACACGAAGATAATAAATGGTTACGTGGTAGACTGCATAACTGGGCTCATGCATTTGCTATTGTTGATTGGTTTGACAATGGTGAGTTTAAAGTAGAAGTAGTAGAAATAATTGACGGCAAGACAACTGTTTGGGGTGATATAATAGATGGAAACAACTAATACTATATCAGATAGCGTAAAAGGCACTTCTACAAACAATAGCAGAAGAAAGTATAACTTTACTGCTAAAAAGAAAAAAGTGAAAAAATTAAAAACAATGATGGACGTAACTAGAAACAAAAAGGTAAAACTATGATTAGCACAAGAAAGAAAAACCCTTTAGCTAAAAAAGCTGAAAAAGCTGGTAGCTTAAAAGATGGATTAACTGGTAGAAAATTAGGTTATTTTTTAGGAGATAATTTTGGAATGGGAGGTATTAAAGGTCAAAAAAATACTTTATTTAAACTTGCCGATTCTTCAAAGAGATATTAATGCCAAAAAAAATATTAAATATTAACAACTTTAGCGGTGGTCTTAATGAAAAGACTACTCCAAGAGACTTAGCACCTAACGAGTTTCAACGTGCAGATAATATGAACAATGAAATTCCTGGTAAGTTAACAGTCTTTGGAGAGTCTGTAGATGGACCATACACTGGAGATATAGGTGTAGGCGGTAATTATTTAGAAACATTAACGCATGGAACTGGATTGCATAATGTAAATTTAGATAGAGACGTAGATGATGAATCTATTGGTCCCAATGAATATATTATGATAAATGATAAAGCAGATAGTTTAGTTAGGTTAATAGATATTACTGGTAATGGATCTATGGCTACCAAAACAATAGATTATGGAGATACTGCATCTGATATAGGTTTATATACTTTAGATGGTACAACAAGAATAATACCAAAAACAACAGGTGGAACTAATAAACCTAAAGTGTTTGAGTATTACGATTTTACTAGAAGACTTGGAGGCACAACTAGTGAAAGCATTGTTAATAACGTAGAAGAGTATAGTACGGAAGATCTTTATTTAAAACCTGTGTCTGGAGGGACTAGCGATGGAATAGACTACGACGTTGAAGATTTGCATTGGCCACAATTTTTTGATCCTGTGTATGAATCAGAAGTTTTTCATTATCATAATATTATAGTTGATACCAGTGATGAATTAACACAACCTACTCAGACAGGTTTAAATAATGAACTCAACCAATATGATGTTTATAATAGTACAGATAAAGGATCTATGTCTGTTATAGCTTATTTTAATAATGGTGCTTCTACGGAACCAACTAATGCTAATATACTTGTTAGCACAAACTATAGATATGGTTTGTTTTGTACTTTAGTATATCGGAATCAAGACGGACTAAACGCACAAGAGTCATCACCTGTTTTTTTAGGAACAGCTAAACAAGATATTACAGATAGTAATCATGCAGATAAGAATCAAAATTTACATTTAATGCTTTGTGGTAGAATGGGTGAACGTAAAAATAGATACTCTGGTTTTAAAATATATTGGGCTAGAATTAATAATTATACAGAAGGGACTAGTGCAGTAGTATCGGGTAGTGGTAATGTTGGTCCTAAATATTTATTATGCGAAGTAGATTTTGAAAAAGGATTAAGATATGGCGGAGAAAAAGATTATGCTGGATTTGGAGATATACATTTAAATTCTAGTAAATATAATTTTATATTTCCTTCAAATGCTTACAACGCTGTTACAGGTAAATTTAAAGGGGTTGTACTATCAAAACTATCTGTGCTTGAACCATATACTGGTTCTAAATTTCCTACTGCTATCGGAAGAGAATTAACTACTTTTAAATCAAGCGTAACTATTAATAGAAGAGTGTACGCTGGTAATGTACGATATTATGATGAACACAATAAATTAATAGTAAAAAACGATAGAGTTTTAAAGTCATTACCAAATAAGTTTGATTATTTTCCTAGTAATAGTTTTTTAGATGTTGCTATAGAAGACGGAGATGAAATTATACATTTAGCAACTGTAAATAGTAAATTGTTACAGTTTAAAAAACAAAAACTTTTTATTATTAACTGTCAAAGAGATTTAGAGTTTGTAGAGTCTACATTAGATTATAAAGGGTGCGAACATAAGTATCATGTTACTAGTGGCCCAGGCTTTGTTGCTTGGTTCAACAGGCAAGGCGTATATTTATATGATGGTCAACGTTTGTTAGACTTAGATATGTCTAAGATGGGTCAAGGTCGTTTTAAAAGCGTATACGACAAATTAGGAGGAAGTGCTGTAGACGCTGGTTTTTCTGAAAGTCAAATAGGATATTTACCTGAAAGCAAGGAATTAATAATTACAAATCCTTCTGGTCAAATATTAAAGTATGATATAAAATCAGAAAGCTGGTCTGAAGGATTAACTTTTGATAAAAATGCAAATTCTTCTAATGAGACTACTAGAGCAATTGATGCAGACATTGCCAACTTTATTACTATTAATAGTGGAGATTTAATATATGCAATAGAACGTAATGGATCGTCACCTAATAATAGAGTAAAATTGCGTAAGTGGAATAATGATCCTGCTGCATTTACAGCTAACGGTCAAATATTATTAAAAACAAAAGAATATGATATGGAAAGTCCTTCTGTAAATAAAAGCATAGTAAATGTATACATTAACTATAGAAGGGGTGAAAACGTATTAATTAAAGGATTTGCAAGTAGAAATGGTACTGAGGTTTCAGATACTCTAGCGGCAGGATCTACGCAAGCTTTAACGAACACTAGTTCAGATTTCCAAACGCAGAAAATACAAGTTAGTAATAGTTTGTTTAAACATATAACTAGTTTTGGACTGCAAATATACGCAGCTGGGTCTGGTACTATACATAAAGATTTTACTATAAATGATATACAAATAGTATTTAGAGAAAAGGTTGCTAGGTGAGAAAAGGTTTTGGATCTGTAGAAACAAGAAAATCTACAAAGAAAAAAACTAGACAAGGTCGTGGAAAACGTACTAAATACGGTAATAAATTAAGTAGCAAGTATTATAAAAAACGTAAAAGAGGACAAGGATAATGGCTAAAAAGAAAGATTCAAGATTAACTAGAGCTGGAGTATCTGGTTATAATAAACCTAAACGTACACCTAGTCATCCTAAAAAATCGCACGTAGTAGTTGCAAAAGTTGGAGATAAGGTAAAAACTATACGTTTTGGACAGCAGGGCGTTAAGACTGCTGGTAAACCTAAAAAAGGTGAATCACGCAAACAGAAAATGCGTAGAAAAAGTTTTAAAGCAAGACATGGAAAGAATATAGCTAAAGGCAAAATGTCTGCAGCATATTGGGCAGATAAAGTAAAATGGTAAAGGGGTAGATTATGCCGTACGGTAAAGGAACATATGGAAGTAAGGTTGGTAGACCACCTAAAAAGAAAAAGAAAAAAACTACTAAAAAAGGTAAAAAGAAATAATGGCTAAAACAGTAAGTTGGTTATGGGGTGGCAAACGTTATAAAGGTACTTTAATTAGAGAAACTAAAACACATAAATTTGCTAGAACACATAACGGTAAGATTAAAAAAATTAAAAAGAAATAAATGCTAAGAGAAAGTATATTAAGCATTTTAAGAAAACAATCTTCTAAAGTTACTGAAGTAGAAGACTCTATGGAAACACCTATTCAGGTACAATCAGAAGTACCAGATAATAGTGAAGGTTTCAGTGGCGATCGTGTTGTTGTGGAAAACGACGCTGGTAGTTTTTTATATATTAAAGTTGCAGAAAGATGGATGAAAACAAACTTGGAGGAAGTATAATGGCTGAAGAAAGCACAAGAGACAAAACAATAGGAAGTATATTAGGTGACACTAGTTTGCAGTTAATGGAAGAACAAGTAGAAAGAAGTACAGAATTTGAAGATAGTTTATTAGGTAAAGCACTTTTTTATGGACCATCTATGATTATGGGTGCTAGAATAGGTGGATCTATAGCTGATACAGCATCACCTTTAACAGAATTTTTTAAACAAAGAAAAGATGCAAAAGCAGAATTTAAAAACAATCCTGAATTACAAGAGCTTCATGGTGGATCTGACAATAGAGCATTTAGAAATTATTTTAAAACTCAACGATTAAAAACTGGTGCAGTTGCAAGAGGTACAGAAAGAGGCGAAGATATGCTTGTAGGAGATATAAAAGGAGAAGGAGCTGTAAACTCTGTTGTAGATTCTGTTATGAAAGCAGAAGGGTTTACTAGTGGAGCTTCTACTGTAGCTGTAGAAAATAATAATCCTGGAAATTTACAATGGTTTGAAGGTATTGAAAATAAATATAAAGGAGCAAGTAAGGGAGAAAGCTATAAAGACGCACAAGGCATAACTAGATTTCACACTAAGTTTGATTCTTTGGAAAGCGGTAAAGCTGCATTAAAAGATGTTGTAGCTAGAAAATGGTCTGAATCAAATCAAGACGCTAATGTTTTTGCTCAAAATTATACAGGTTTAAGTTCTGGAGAAGAATTAAGTAATTATGTAAAAATAATACAAGGCGATTTACAAACTAATAATCCTACTGCTAACCTTGGTGTACGTAGTGGAAAAAATTTAATAGATAGAAATAAAATTAGAGCATTTTATTTAAATGGTATGAAAGATTATGAATACGATCCTCAAACAAATACAACCAATCAAACTACACCTGTTGTAAATGTAAAACCATTAATTGGTGGTAATGATATTATTAGCGGTATACCTGGTACTAATATGATGGATTATGGTAATAATGGATATAGCTTAATTGATCCGTCTAATATACCTGCAAGTCAAACCAAAGGTAATACTCAGTTTGGACAGCAGCTTAATAGTGGTATGAATACTTTAAAAGAACTATACTCAAGAGGTGCGGATAAAGCTATTAGTGCAATGGACTTTTATAAATCTAATAAAGAAGCATCAGATCAAAATGTAAAAACTGCAGTAACAAATTATTTTGGAGCAAGATTTGGATTTGGAGGAAATGAATGATGGATAATTTTGAAAAAAAATTATATGAACATATGAAACTTCGTGAAGGGTATAAAAACGAAGTATATCTTGATACCTTAAATAAACCTACTTGTGGTATTGGTCATTTATTAACTGCATCAGAACGTGAAGACTATCCTGTAGGTACTGAAATAGATGATTACAAAATTAAAGAATGGTATATGCAAGATATTACTACCGCATTAGAAGCAGCAAAAAAGCAGGCTAAAATATTATCTACAGATAATGAAAATGTAATTATAGCTTTAACTTCTGTTAATTACCAGTTAGGGACTAGCTGGACTAAAAAGTTTCCTACTGCTTGGAAATGTTTATGCCATAAAGACTATGATCGTGGTATAGATGAAATAATGTATGCAGACAAGGATGCTGGTAGATATTCACGTTGGTATAAGCAAACACCAGTGCGTGTAAAAGATTTTGTAATAGCAATAAAAAGATTAAAGGAGATACATAATGGCTAATCGTGATTTTATGACAGACTATCAACGTGGGAATGCTCACGCTTGGGGAAGAATAAGTGGAGAGTCTCAAACATTAAGAAGTGGTTTAAAATCTACAGTAAAGCATGGAAGTTTATATAAAAAATTTGAAAATGATAAAAGTTTTCAAAAATTTTATCAAGCTGAAACAACTGATAAAAAAATAAAAGTTATTAAAGATGTTTTAGGTGAGAAAACAATGGCACCTTTCGACAAATATAGCTTTGAAGATTATGATAAATATTTTAAAAAACATATAGCTGTTATGCCTGAAGAACCAGTGCGTAGCAAAGTTGTACAACCGTATGTAGATAGAGAGCAACAAAATTATGATGAAATGGTAGATCAAGTGGAAGATATGAGAAAACAAATGTCTGTAGAGTATGCACCATTTTTTAAAGAAATGAATTGGTTAAAAGCTATTTCTCCTAATTTAGAATTTAAACCATTTGGAACACAGAAAGAGGAGGGCTAATTATGCCGTGGGGATATGTTATTGGTGCTATAGGTGGAGCTATTGTAGCTAACGATGCAAAAAAAAGAGAAGCTTCTAAAAAAAGACAAGTAAGAGGTACTGTTACTGAAGGTATTTTAGACTTACAACCGTTATATGGTCAATATAGAGAAGATGCTGCAAGAGCAGCTGGATTAAAATTTACTCAACAAGGATTAATAACTGATCAAGCACAATCTGCGTATATGTCAGAAATGAGCGGTTACGGCAGAACAGGGTTAGCAGGTTATTCTAATCCAGCGTTAGGCGATCCTACAGCTAGATTAGCTAGCATAGGATTACAAGGAGAAGCTGGTTTATTGCAACAATCACAAGCTTTAGAGCAACGTTTAGGAACTATAGATGCAGCAGAAAGACAATTAAGAGCTCAGGCATTACAGCAAGGAGTTACCTTAGACGAAACAAGTGAATTAATTAGAAAAGACAACATTAAAAAAGGGAGTATGTAATGTCAAACTATCAAACAGATTTTTTAAATGCATTGAGTATTACTAGTCAATCATTGTCAGGATTAATGCGTGATATACGTGAACCTGATTTTCAAGATAAACTAAGGATGCAAGAAGAGTCAACAAAAAGAATAAATCAACAATCTCAAGATTTTGCTATGGATCGTATGGACGTAGGTCAACAATACCAATTAGAACAAATGGATGCATCACAAGAAAATGCATTAGAAAGAATAAGTCAACAAGGTATTACGCAACTTCAAAATACAAAAGAAATAGATCAGTTTCGTTCTACACTCCGTAAAGAAGAAGCTATAGAATATGACAATCTTAGAAGACAATCTGCAATTAAAGATCAAGAAGCACAATTTGATTATATGAAAAAAAATTATAAAACAATAGCTGAGCTTGAAAATAAAATTACAGCATTTTCTGCAAATAAAGGATATAGTACTAGAAAGGGTAAATTAATACCAAATTTTATTTACGATAAAAGTGATGGATATATAAAGCTTGGAAAAGTAGGTACTGATAGATTAGGACAAAACCTAGATAAAAATAGATATGAATTTGAAACAGGGTTGCAATTAGGTAGACAGGGAGAATTTTTTCAACAACAGCAAGATTTTAAAACTGTTAACGATGCAATTGCTACTGCAGCTAATGTTACTCCTGAGTTTAAACAGGAGTATGATGAAACTACTAGTGGACTGAATGCATATTATAGTAACTTAGATATGAGCGATCCAGCACAAATGTTAGCAGCACAAAAAATGTTTGCAATGGCAAATCAAGGATTAGCTGCGCAAATGATTGTTGACAATCAAAAAATGAGTGCTATGTCTCAAGTTTTGCAAGCTAATAAAACTCCTGATTTTAGTTTAGAGGATGTTTTAATGAGTGCAGATAGGGCTGTACCTAAAGACAGAATGTTTAGACGCTCTCCAGACAATCGTATGGAATTAGCAGATGCTAGAAAAAATGCGTATTCTTCATCATTAGGTCTTGCTACCTTACAAGCACAATATGCTTTACAAGATAAGTTTGGTGGTATGAATAGAAGTCGTCAAAAAGAAGCATTAAAAGATTTAGTTGAAGCTAAGTCTTTAGCAGAAAAATTAATGAATGAATCTAAGTTTGGTAGTACAAGCAAAGAGAATATAGATAAGCATAAACAATATTATGGTGAGTCTGTAAAAATGTTAAACACATGGATACAAGCGTTACAAAAATAAATGAGAAATTTAGATAGAAGAATAACGCTGCTTCAAAACGAATTTGAATCAGGCAGAATAGATGAATTTAAATTTGCTGTAGGTTTAAAACAGTTTTACGATAGATTTCCTACTACATTTGATACACGTAGTATGCGATTTATGGAGTCTAAAATTAGTGAAGCTGGACTACCATTAACAGAAGGTAGACAAGCTAAAAGTGATGGCTTGTTAGCACAAACTATTTCTGGATTTATTGAAGGTTTTAGTACTTTTGGTTTTGCAGACACTCCCGATACTTCGACAGAACGTATTGCTAACAATATTGGACATTTAATTGGATTAGCACCAGGTATTATTGTACAAGGTTTAACTGGTACAGGTGCTGCGGTAGGCGTAGTAAAGCGTGGATTACAACAAAAAGCTAAACAAACTGGTAATAAAAAGTTTACACAAGTAGCTGATAAACTAGAAGTTTCTTCAGCAAGTATAGACAATGTTAATTTAAAGTTTAAAAAAGGTTTAGATAAACTAGCAAGAGCTAGTATGTTAAAGGGTTCTGCTATTGGAATAGATCCTCAAACTGGTAAAAAACTTTATGGATTACAGTCTTTTCCTGGTATGGTCGCACATACAATACAAAAACAAGCAGCTAATGGTATTCATAGAAATACTAACTTTGCTGTAGATTATTTAAATAAAGGATTGTTTAAAAGTCAGTTTTTAGATAAAGCTGCAGCAAGAAATATTGTAGATCAATCTGTACACGTTGGTTTATTATTAGCTGCATCAGCACAACCATTAGGTACTAGAGGAGAAGGATTTAAAGGCATGGCTATGGCGGGTGTACACGGTGCTGTAGCAGGTGGTATATTTGGTGGTATTGGAGAGTATGTTAACATAGCTAGAATGTTAGGTAGTTCTAATGCTACCATAAGAAAGTCTGGTGAAGGCGTAGTAAGATCTTTTGCTAAAGCATTAGGTACACAACCTAACAGAATAGACCAGTATAATACTATTAACTTTTTAATGCGTGGTGGTGCAGGTGTTACTTATGGTACTGTTACATCAGAGTTGCATGATTTACCACTTGAAGATCAAATATATGAAACATTACTATCAACATTCTTTTCTGTAAATAGTAGAGCAGCGTTTGAAACTAGAGCAACAAGAGATATTTATAATTCTATGAATGCAATACCTAGAGATTACAATATGAAACAAGCTCGTAAGTGGCTAACTGAACAACCGTGGTATCAAAATGAAACATCGGAATACCAAGCTTATTGGAGTAGGTATTTAAAAAACATACAAGAACAACAAATAGATTACACTATTAAACAGTATGACGATATTGTATTAGCGTATGCACAAACGTACAAACAACTTAAAGAAGAAGGTAAGATAACTCCTGAAATGGAAGCTGAAGCTAAAACAAACTCTAAAGGTAAAGAAAAGATATTATCAGAAATGTATGATTCTATAGAAGCTCAAAGAAACTCTATAGAAGAATCGTTTAAATCTAACAGAACAAAAAGACAGTTAGGTGACGTAGACCAAATAACTAAAGATTTAGATAATAAAAAGTTTAGATTAGACTCTATAACTTTAGAAGATGGTAGAACTATAGAATACCAAATACAAGAAGTCGATCCTTTGTCTGAGCATTTACCTAAACAAAAATCTTTAAAAAGTGTATTTTTAAGTATTAGAAAAAAAGGACAAGATGTTAGTGTTCAAGATTTACACAATATGTTTAAAAAAACAATAGACGATGTAAACTACGATGTAGGACAATTTGTAAGTAAAGTAGAAAGTGAATATAGTGTTAAGATTAGTGCAAAGCAAAAAAGAGATTTAATACAATCTGCGCATTATTTAAAAAATATAGATCGTTATCCTATAGCTAGAATTTACATAGTAGGAGAAAATCAGTCTATTAAAAAAGATAAAGGTATGGAGCCTGTACTTGAAACAGAAGCACCTGAATTAGATATATATGGTAAACCTATAGGTGGAATGAAGAACAAAGATCCGAAGTATGGTACTAGTCGTGTAAATAAAAATTTCTCAAAAAGACAAGACGTTGACGAACCTGTAACGTTGCATTA